GGTCTCTACACGCCAGACAACATCTATGCCACAGAAGAAAAGTTCCTAGAACTACTGCATGATACACCTGAGCATAGCTATATCCCCACAGGGATTGAAGCACTAGACGATAAGATTCTGGGTCTTATGCAAGGTCACTTCACAGTTATCAAAGCCCCTACAGGCATTGGTAAGTCAGAGTTCATGCGCTATCTAGAATACAACTTTATCTCTAAGCACCCTGAAGTACGCTTTGCTACATGGCACTTGGAAGAGACTAAGCTACGTTCTTTGCTTGGTGTGGTTTCATACTACCTTAAGGATGATCTGACCCGTAAAGATTTGATTGCCAAGAAGGATCGTATGCAAGACGTAGAGGCTGCTATCAAGCATATCGTCCACCACACAGGCTATATGCAGTTCCACCTTGATGATGCTGATGCTGAGACGCTGGTTGACCAGATCAGGGTTCTAACACAGGTCTATGGGTGTCAGTATGTCTTCTTCGAGCCTATCCAAGATGTGGTCACTATCTCTAACGATGACAGTAAAGAAGCACTACTTGCCGATTTGTCTGTCCGCTTGTCTAAACTTGCTGCCGACCTCAATGTGGGGATCGTTACTATTGGACATACTAATGACAATGGCGATTTCAAGTATTGTCGAATGATTGGTCAACGTGCATCTGTTATCATTGACCTTGAGCGTGACAAAGAAGCAGACAACATGATTGACAGGAACACCACAAGACTGATAGTAAAGAAGAACCGTCCTTGTGGCCTAGAAGGTCCAGCAGGGGAATTGATGTTTGATGGTGAGACGTTCACCCTTAGTGAGAAAGGAAGCTGGTAGTAATGAGAATAGTTGTCTTAGACAGTGAAAGCGATGGTCTGTGGGAAGATGCCACCAAAATCCATGTCCTGTCTTGGACAGAGGATGGTATCACCTATCAGTCCACTAATGACTATGACATGATGCGTGAGGTGTTGTCTGCACCAGACACTAAGTTTGTTGCTCACAATGCTATCCGCCATGACTTGCCTCTGTTCAACAAGGTTCTTGGCACTAACCTGATCTACAAGAACTTTGTTGATACCCTACCTCTATCTTGGTATCTGAACTTCAATCGCCCTAAGCATGGCATTGAGAGTTATGGTATCGACTACGGCATCCCTAAGCCTGTCGTGACTGATTGGGATAGTCTAACCTACGAAGAGTATAAGCATCGCTGCGAAGAAGATGTTAAGATCAACTGGCGTCTGTGGAAAGACCTACAAGCAAAGATGTTCCTGCTGTATGGCGATATGCCAAAGGCTTACCTGTTCATTGACTATCTTGGGTTTAAGATGGACACAGCAAGAGAACAGGAACTGGTTAAGGTTCGTCTTGACCTCGACCTATGCCAGAAGTCCTATGATACTCTGCTACAGCAGAAAGAAGAGAAGACTGTAGAACTTGCTAAGGCCATGCCTAAGAAGCCTATTTACAAGGAAGTAAATGAACCAGCCAGCCTATACAAGAAGGATGGTTCTTTGTCTGTGGCTGGGAAGAAATGGCTGGATACTCTGGTCATGCTAAAGTTGCCACACACCACTAGGGGAATGGTCAATGTCCTAGACAAGATCGAAGATGGCAACCCTAGCAGTTCTGATCAAGTCAAGGAGTGGCTGTACAATCTTGGGTGGAAGCCTCAGACATTCAAGTATGTCAAAGACAAGGCTACAGGTAAGGAACGGATGATCCCACAGGTTCGTGATGAAGGCGAACTATGTGAGAGCGTAACTGACCTGATCGACAAAGACCCTGCCGTGGGAATTTTGGAGGGCCTAACTGTCATCAGCCATCGTCTGGCTATCTTCAAGTCATTCCTAGAATGCCACAAAGATGGTTGGTTAAAGGCGGAGATTGCTGGACTTACTAACACACTACGCTTCAAACACTCTAAGCCCCTAGTCAACCTACCAAGCATCGACAAGCCTTGGGGTAAGGAAATCCGTGGGTGTCTGTTACCACCAGAAGGTTATGTCTGGGCTGGTAGCGATATGGTTAGTCTAGAAGATACCACCAAACGTCACTACATGAAGCCCCTTGATCCTAAGTATGTGGAAGAGATGTCTAAGGAAGGCTTTGACCCCCACCTTAATCTTGCGCTGTTTGCTAATGCTGTAACTCAAGACCAGATCGATCAATACAACGAAGGGAAACTTAATCTGAAACCCCTCCGTAAGAAGTTCAAGGCTGCTAATTACTCCTGTATCTATGGTGTAGGTAAAGCTAAACTGGCTAGGGGTTTAGATATTCCTGTCAAAGAAGCAGAAGCCTTGATTGAAGCCTACTGGAAACGTAACTGGTCCATCAAGCGTGTCTCTGAGACCCAGAAGATCAAGATTGTTGGTGATCAGATGTGGTTACAGAACCCTGTATCTGGGTTTTGGCATAACCTTCGCTCTGATAAGGATACGTTCAGTACACTAAACCAAAGCACAGGCGTCTTCTGTTTCGATACTTGGCTTCAATTCACGAGGATGCTTGGTCTTCCTGTGGCGTTTCAATTCCACGACGAACAGGGTGTGCCTGTGAAGAAAGGTGAGGAACCTATGGCTAAAGAAATCCTCAAGGATGCCATTGGCTATGTAAACAAGAAACTCAAACTCAATGTCCTTCTGGATGTGGATGTCCAGTTTGGTGACAATTACGGAAAGGTTCACTAAATGCAAAAATAGTTTGTATAGCCCCTTGACACGGGCATGACCAACACCTATATCAGTTCTTCTAGCGGGGAACTTACCTGCTAGATTACTAAAATCCCGACAACATTCTAGCCACACAGGGTTAGATAACATCATAGGAATACAGAGAAAATGACTAAGTACACTGAAGTTACAACCGTTGGACCAATCGAATGGGCGCGTATCTTTGAAGATAATCGGGATATGCAGGGGTACGAAGGTATGTACGCCGAATGCGATGGCGCTTACACTATGGTCCAAGTCTTGGACAAAGCACAGTTCGAGAAGCTAAAGAAGGCTGGTTCTCAGAAGAAGCCCATTGGAAAGCGTTTGATGGATGGTGTGATTGCAATCAAGTTTGAACGTAAGCATTTGGTGAAGACCCCCGATGGCAATGCTATTGAGAAAGCTGGTGGCGCTCCTAAAGTGGTTAATGCTGCTGGTGTTGTTTGGGATGCTGACGTTGATGGGCTTATTGGTAATGGTTCCATTGCTGAAGTTACTAACCTTCTGACATCGTTCAAAGGTAAAGATGGCACTAACATCTGCCGCACTACATTGACTAAGGTCAAGATCATTGACCATGTAGTCTATCAACGTGAAGAGGAAGCAGCGTAATGGATTTCACACTTATCGCAGACGATGGTAAACGCCGTATCACTGTTGCCCATGATGAAATGGACTATTTGCCTGACGTTCTGGAAGTCTTGTTGAACTTCCTTCAGGCTTGTGGCTATACCTATGTTACTAAACTTGGTGTAGTGCAAAGTGATAATTCGGAGCGTTGGACTGAATGACAACAATCAACGCTAAACTTGTGGCCCTCACCCAACCAACTATTGAGGTGGGGGTCAGTGGACCTGAAGCACTTGTGGCGTATATTGCAAGGCTTTCTAACCCTGAAAACCGAACCAACCCTGAGTATGAAAATCTCTTTGCTTACTGTGCTAAGAACAAGCATTGGTCAATCTTTCAAATGGTCAATGCTGTTGTTGAAGTAGAAGCACCACGAGACATTACCCGACAGTTTACCCGACATGGTAGTTTGTTCACTATTGAGGGGGATGTTGTCCGCGAAGAAAAAGGTTTTGATACAAGCCAAGGGGGTATTCAAGAGTTCAGTCAACGATACTCTGATCAGATTGAGTTTACTGACCGTGAGTATCGTAGACAAGATAGTAAGAATCGTCAAAACTCTACTGATGATCTTGACGAAGATACACAAGATTGCTGTAATACAGAGGCGTATGATTATAGACGTTCAGCAGAAATTATGTACCATTGGATGCGTAAACAGAACGTAGCTAAAGAATGTGCCCGTGTAATCCTTCCCGAAGGGCTTACCATGTCTCGCCTATACGTCAATGGCACACTACGTTCTTGGATTCACTATCTTGATGTTCGTGACGATGAAGGTGTTACGCAATGGGAACACGTTGTCCTTGCCCGTAAGATCAAGGAGGTCTTGCTGCCAGCTTTCCCAACCGTCTTTGGTCTATTGAATGGTGACACATGAAACTTCTAATCGACATGGACATTATTGTCTACCATGCAGCACTGTCTTCTGGTGGCGATAGTCTATCTGGTGTGGTTGATAAGCTAAACGACATCATGGAAAGCATCCTTGACGCTACAGAGGTTCCCTGTGAGTATCAAGGGTATCTAACTGGAACAGATAACTTCAGGCATGAATTGTCAGACATCTACAAGGCTCACCGCCCAAAGGATAAGCCCCTCTACTATAAGTTTGCCCGACAGTACCTCATCGACAATTGGGGTGCTATCGTAGTGGATGGGCAAGAGGCAGATGATGCTATCGCTATTGAAGCCACAAAACTAGGCTTTGATAATGTTATCATCGTATCCATCGACAAAGACTTCAAGCAACTGCCCTGTTTGATCTACAACTACCAAAAGGGAACTTGGCATCAGTCAGATGAATGGCAAGCCTCTGTCAACTTCTATACTCAAATCCTCGTAGGTGATGCCTCAGATAACATCAAGGGTGTCGTTGGGATAGGTCCAGTAAAGGCTGCTAAACTCTTGCTTGATTGTAAGACTGAGCAAGACCTGTATCAAACTTGTCTTAAAGCCTATGAAGGCAACACTGAGGAAGTCCTAAAGAGTGGGAGATTGCTATGGCTACGTCGAGAAGAGGGCCAAATGTGGGAACCCCCAAATCTCTTGGATATAGATCAGGTCTAGAAGTAAAGGTAGCCAAGCAACTTGAAGAAGCTGGTGTCAAGGCTGAGTATGAAACCACAAAGATCAAGTATCGTGTGGAAGAAGACAGAACCTACACGCCAGACTTTGTTTTGCCCAACGGTATTGTGGTCGAGACTAAAGGTAGGTTTGTCACTGCTGATAGGAAAAAACACCTACTCATCCAGAGGCAACATATTTTCCTTGACATCAGGTTTGTCTTCAGTAACTCTAAGGCCAAACTTACTAAAGTCTCTAAGACTACCTACGGGGATTGGTGTAAGCAACACGGGTTCCTTTATGCTGATAAACTTATCCCGAAGGAGTGGCTAGATGAAGATGACAACTAGGGGGCTACCCATCATAGGTGATACAACAAACCTATCTTGGGTAGGCCGTAATGACTATGAACAGATGCTTGAAGAGTACGGGGTTAACCCCACCCGTAAAAAGCACGGGAATACGTTTGAGGCTCGTCACTATAACCCTAACCATCAGGCCGTTTGCCTATTCACCACTGGTGGTCACGAAGAAAATAACTATAAAATGCTCTTCTTACACATGATACTTGACTTAGCTATCAAAGGTCATTGGTTGAAGGGTTGGTCAAAAGATGTTGTGTATCCCATAACAAATCAACCTAATGAAAGTGAAGTTTCTTATGTATATCCAGAACATCTAAGGAAAGATGATGAGTAAGGTGTTTGAATTAGATAACGACATCATCATCTGGGGTGTTGTGGTTGGCCCCTTTGCAAGCCAAGACCTTCCTGATTGGGAGTATGGTGAAGATGGTTGGATGCTAGTCTGCCAAGTGGAGAACTCTTATGGTGGTTTAGAGGTTCAGGAACTGCCCTTCCACACCTTTGATGATGCCTATGAAGTCGTGCAATACTTCCGTCATGGTCGTGCGCCCTATGTTCTAGAGGTTCTAACAGAATGACTAAAGAAGAAAGACTTGCTTACCAGAAGGAGTATCGTATTAAGAATGATAACCTCTGTACAAAGAAATATGAAAAGACTAAGCAAGGTAAACTTGTTCGAACATATCGAAATATGCAGACCAGAGTGTGTGGCATCCTAAAGACAAAAGCACACCTATACGAAGGTCTGTCCCTGTTGGAGAGAGAAGACTTCTACAGTTGGTCCTTGAATGATCAGGACTTTAACCAACTCTTTGAAGACTGGGAGACTTCTAATTATGACAAAAAACTCTCACCGTCTATTGACAGGATCAACACCTCTCTTGGTTACTCCTTAGAAAACATGAGGTGGCTAACACACTCAAAAAACTCTCGCCTTGGTGCAATAAACAGGTGCAACAAATGACTAAAACTGCAATCGTGTGGTCCTGCGGCCACGCCAAGCCAGAAGTGTCTAACGAACGGTTTAGTTGGTTGGGTCGCTTAATTGAAGACATCAAGCCTGATTACACTGTTGATCTAGGTGATGGTGCGGATATGTCTAGCCTTAACTCCTTTGATACCCGCTATCCCGCCGCTATTGTCTCTCAAAGTTATGAGAGGGATGTTGAGGCGTATAATGAATCCCAAGATCGTATTTGGGGTCGCTATAAGATCAGTAAGAAGAAGCGTCCACTTCGGATTGGTTTTGAAGGAAACCATTGCAACCGTATCAAGAAGGCCATCGCAACTGACCCTCGCCTAGAAGGAAGTAAGTATGGAATCAGTTTTTCCCATCTCCAGACCGACTACTGGTTTGATGAGTATCACCACTATCATAATGGAGGCCCGTCCATTGCTGACTACGATGGTGTATCGTATGCTCACTATTTTAGCAGCGGTAATTTTGGTTCAGCTATGTCTGGTATTCACCATGCCTACGGGCTTATCCAAGCTAGGAACAGTTCTTCTACTTGTGGTCATAGCCATAAACGCTCTCTTTACTTTAAGGACGGTTCGCACCCTGTTGGGATTGTTGGTCTTGTTGCGGGGTGTTTCAAGTCTGCTGAAGAAAAGTGGGCAGGACAATCCAACAATGATTGGTGGAAAGGTGTCGTGATCAAACGTAATATCTCTCAGGGGATGTACGAGCCACAGTTCGTCTCATTAGAGACTTTGGAGAAGACGTATGGGAAAGCGTGATCCTGACAAGTTCGAGAAGAAACCTCGTGACGCTTACTTCACCATAGACCCTGCTGCTGTTAATGTTCTACAACCGCATCTAAATCTTTGGTGGCCCTCTTTCATCGAACCTTGTGCTGGTGGGGGAGACTTAGCTAGGGCACTTGTTGACTGCAAGATGCAGTGTGAAGCTATGTTTGACATTGAGCCACAAGCAATCGGGGTGATCCAGCGTAACTGTCTGACACTGAACGAATGTGATGTTGATCTTGCTGATCAGTTCATCACTAATCCACCCTTCACTTGGAAGGTGCTACAGCCCGTCATGGACCACCTGATTAGCCTTCTACCCACTTGGCTACTCCTACCAGCGGACTATATGCACAATGTCCGTATGGGGACTTACATGAAGCAGTGTGAGAAGGTGGTTAGCATTGGTCGATTATATTGGGAAGAGAACAAGGTCAAGGGTGTAGACAACTACTGCTGGTATCACTTTAACAGAGACCACGAAGGAAAGACAGAGTTTGTTGGACGATGAGTAAAGAACAAATCAAAGCCCTGATCGAAACCTACGGATACGCTGGTATCCTTGCAGACCACAACTTGACTTTGTGGAAAACCCTAGAAATCCTAGATGATCTGGGATACATCTTCCTTGAAAGGTATGAGGATAAAGAATGAAGTTCCCCTTCTTGAGTATCTTGACCTTGATCCTAATCACCTTGAAACTGACAGATCAGATTGATTGGTCTTGGTGGTGGATTTGGTCGCCTATCTATGTCCCTGCCCTGATTGGTCTTGTGGCAGCAACCTATCTATGGAGTAAGAGCAATGGCTAAGTGGAAGATTTCTGGTGAGTATTCACGTTCACCAAGTGACATGGTAAAAGAGTTTGCTAATGTAACTGGTCAATCTGGCACTCCTATGCTCTATGACAACTTGATCACAGAAGAGTACAGTGAGTGGTTCAAAGAAGAGCCACACACAGTGAATGACCTAAAGGAACTGGCTGATCTGGTCTACGTTATCTATGGTTATGCTAATGCTTGTGGCTATGATCTGGACGAAGCTGTTGTCCGTGTTCATCAGAACAACCTTGGTCGTTGTATCCAGCCAGATGGAACTGTTCAGCGTAGATTTGATGGTAAGATCATCAAGAACCCACAGTATCCACCTGTAGTCTTGAGTGATCTACTATGAAAATCTTTGGATGGACACTTTTAGATTGGCAATTCTACCCCAGCTTCTCGCTTTCGGTATCTAACCACAAAGACGAAGAGTTTGGTTGGACTGAGCGTTACATCTGTATCGGACCTATTCAAACAAGGTGGTGTAGCCTATGACAGTGCAAGAACTGATTGACACCTTGATGAAGATCAAGGATAAAGACAAGCCTGTGGTTCTCTCTTCGTGGTCTGTCCGAGACCCTTTCCACATCAAGAAAGAACTACAGTCAAATATGCTTATTGACCAAGCACACAAACTTAACATTCTATCGGAGTAATAATGACACCACGGAAAGCCTACGATGACCAACTGCGACATTCAGATAAGAGGGGCATACCTTGGCTTTTTACATATGACACTTGGCTAGAGTTGTGGCTTCTTTCTGGGGTCTGGCATCTTCGCGGAAGGAAATCTGGTCAGTATTGTATGTGCCGTTATGGAGACACAGGGCCGTATTCTCCTAGAAACTGCTTTATTGATCTGACAGATAACAACCAGCAAGGTCGTTGGGAGAATGTCAGGAAAGTAGCACGGGAGAACCACTTGCAAATACTAAAACTGTGGCTTGGTGGCAACTTAACTCAATACGAAATCGCAACAATGTATGGGGTAGATCAATCCCATATTTCAAAGATCATTAAAAAATGTAAGGAAGCCTACCTGTGAACAATTATCTTGGGAATGACTATAGGAACTTTATCCATACCAGCCGCTACGCCCGTTGGATTGATAGCGAGAATCGTCGAGAAACTTGGGTAGAAACAGTGGGACGCTATATTGAAAATGTGGTAGTTCCAAAAGTACGTGATGAAGTTATTCTAGATGACATCGAAGAGGCTTTGCTTAATTGTGAGGTAACACCTTCGATGAGAGCCTTAATGACTGCTGGTCCTGCACTGGTGCGTGACAATACCGCTGCTTATAACTGCGCCTATATGGCTGTCGATGATCCTAAAGCCTTTGATGAAGCTATGTTCATTTTGCTCTGTGGCACTGGTGTGGGCTTCTCTGTTGAACGTCAATACATCAGCAAACTCCCTGATGTGCCTGAGTTGATGTTCAAGAGTGAAGACACTATCATCGTGGCAGATAGCAAAGAAGGTTGGGCTAAGGCACTTCGTAAGGTCATTGCCTTCTTGTATGCTGGTGAAATTCCTAACTGGGATGTGTCTAAGGTTCGTCCTGCTGGTGCTAAACTTAAGACCTTTGGTGGTCGTGCATCTGGTCCTGCACCTCTGGTCGAACTGTTCAACTTTGCTGTCAATATGTTTGTCAATGCTAAGGGTCGTAAACTGTCTTCGATGGAATGCCACGACCTGATGTGTAAGATTGGCGAGGTAGTGGTTGTTGGTGGTGTACGTCGATCAGCAATGATTAGCTTGTCTAACTTGTCTGATGATCGTATGCGTCATGCTAAGTCAGGTCAGTGGTGGGAAAAGAATGGTCAACGTGCGTTGGCTAACAACTCTGTGGCATATACTGAGAAGCCAGACATGGAAACCTTCATGCGCGAGTGGCTGTCCTTAGTTGAAAGTAAGAGTGGAGAGCGTGGTATCTTCTCCCGTCCTGCCTCTAAGAAACAAGCAGCAAAGAATGGACGAAGAGATGCGAACTATGATTTTGGAACTAACCCGTGCAGTGAAATCATTCTTCGCCCACAGCAATTCTGTAACCTCACAGAGGTCGTGGTCAGAGCAACGGATACACTTAAGGACTTGGAGGAAAAAGTACGACTAGCTACCATCCTTGGTACTATTCAGTCTACCTACACCCACTTCCCTTATCTGCGTAAGGTATGGAAGGACAACACTGAAGAAGAGCGGTTGTTGGGGGTTAGCCTGACAGGTATCATGGACAACGAGGCTATGTCTGGTGGCATGGACAACTTTGCTCTGGCACAGTGGTTCACAGGCAAAGAAGAGATGAACCTTGCAGCTATCTTGGAGAAACTAAAGAATGTCGCTATTTCTACTAATGCTGAATGGGCTAAACGCCTTGATATCCCTGCTTCTGCTGCTATCACTTGTGTCAAACCTTCTGGCACTGTCTCCCAGCTTGTCGATTCTGCTAGTGGTATTCATGCTCGTCACAGCAGTTACTACATTCGTACTGTGCGTGGCGACAACAAAGACCCTCTGACACAGTTTATGAAGGATCAAGGTATCCCAAGTGAACCTGATGTGATGAAGCCTGATGCTACTACAGTGTTCAGCTTCCCACAGAAGTCACCAGAGGGTGCTGTTACACGAAATGATATGACGGCCCTTGAACAACTAGAACTATGGCTTACATATCAACGACACTGGTGCGAACACAAACCTTCTGTGACTATCACTGTCAAAGATGATGAGTGGATGGAAGTTGGTGCTTGGGTCTACAAGAACTTTGATGAGGTATCGGGTGTATCATTTTTGCCACACTCTGATCACACATACCAGCAAGCACCTTATCAAGACTGTTCTAAACGTGAGTATGAAGAAGCCCTTG